TGCCATAATTTATCCTATTCTATAATTTTGTATGCTCCTAATTTAGTCAAAAATCTATTACCACTATCATAACCTATATCTTTTGAGCTACCACTATTTTGATAAATAAAAAGTTCTAAGTAATCTGATGATCCATTCATAATTGCTACACCAGTTACAGTAGCAACTTCATAATATTCATTTCTCCAAGTTACATCAGAATATTGAGCACCATTTTTATGCACTTGTAATTCACAATTTTGAAAATCAGTATCAGTATCAAATCTTGTAGTTGCGAAGAAAAAATATTTTCCAGCAGTTTGAGGTGTAAATCTGTAATTAGTGCTATTATCAAAAGCATTGTCAGTATCAAAAAGTTCTGAATTTAATTGAATTTTTGTTGCTGTTGCATTTGAAATAGTTTGAGTTGAACCAGAACGATAAGCTAAAAATGATGGAGTCATTGTTCCACCAACAGCAGCACCATTGTTCTGTAAAGTCCCTACAATATTTGTCGTGTCACCAGATGCACCGATAGTAATAGTGTTACCACTCTCGTTGATAATGTTATTACCGTCTGTGTCCTGTATCGTGTCTGCTTTTAATATACTTGTCATAATTTATCCTATTAATCTATACCCCGCAAATCTTGTTTGTAAAAGACCAGAACTTTCATGTAGAGTAGTATAAGTTCCACCATTTGATGATGCATATATGTATGCCTCTATATAATCACTTGCTGCTAAATCTAAAATTCCAACACAAGTACCAAAAGAAGTTTGTATTGAAGATTGATCAGTATCAAGAATATTATCAAATCTAACTTGAGCCCCATTTTTATAAATTACTAATCTAAAAATATCTAATCCTGTATCATTATCATATCCACCAGCCGATAATAAAAATAAATACTTTCCAGCTTTACCAGATGGAACTGTAAATTTAGAATTTGTTGCATCATACGCTGAGTCAGTATCAAAACTTTCCGATGTCATAGTTAATTTAACATATGTAGATAAACTAGGAGTTTGAGCTACACTTTGAAAAGCTTCAAACGCTGGTGTATTAGCAATACTTCCAGAAATAGTTGCACCACTAGGTACAGTTATAGTTTCTCCAGATTGACCAATAGTAATAGTCCCTGATCCAGAGCTTGTTTCTATATTCGATACTTTTAGTGTTCCGTTTGCCATTATGCTCCTATTCTATAATTTTATATCCCATGAAAATTGTTTGATAATCAGTTCTTAATTCTTCTGTTGATCCTATGTTGTGATAAACATATCCTTCATAATAATCAGTTGTACTAGCACTATCTGACCAAGATAAATTTAAACTATGTTTATTGCCATTATTTCCTACAGTTTGCACTAAAGATGTTGCTTCTCCTGAACCATTTTTATAAATTTTTGCTTGTAATAATTTATCATCATCTAAATCGTCAAGTGTAATTCCTAAATAAAAATTATATTTACCAGCCACTCCTGGTGTAAATTTATTTGATGCAAATGCACTATTTGTATCATAAACTTCACTATCAAAAGTTATCTTAGTCCAGGTTGCTGTAGTAATGTTTTGTGTACCAGATAATTTAACCATAAAAGCTGGTGTGTTTGCACCACCAAAACCTGTCGCTGTGCCAGAGTTTGCAATAGTTACTCCTGAAGGAATACTAACTGTATCTCCTGATGTGCCTAGCGTTAGCGTAGTGCCTGTAGCTGGATCGACTTGATTTGTTTCTAATTTACTCATTATAAAATTACAAATGTACTCCCTGATGGAATTGTGATTGTTCCTGATACTGTAACAGGACCAACTAACGCTCCGTTGTTAGACCCAGACATTGACAATGATGTTAATGTTTGAGCATTCTTTACAAAAAAATCTGTTGATAAACTTGCTGCACCTACTGTTGCATCAGTTGGTTTTCCGATGTCAAAAGTATTACCAAGGACAATACCGAAAAAAGTATCAGTGCTTGCAGGGTTTCCTGTAAACGTAATCTGACTGCCCGATATTGTAAATGCACTTACTGGTTGTTGTACGACCCCTGAGACAGAAATAATCACGGATGCTTCTGTTTCTGGAGATACAGCAGTCCCACTGACCGTTAGGTTAAACGGTCCTTGTGTTGATCCAGTAAACGATCCTGATATATCGTCCAAAATCTGATACGCTCCTGTGAGCGGAACTTTTCCTACGTAAGCCATATATTTTTATCCTTTACTCTGTTGGAATTGGATTGTCAGCTTTGACTTTTGCTACATGGTCTTTCCATGTAGTAGTACCATCTACATTATCGTGGTACTGCATGTCGAGCTGGTCACCCAAATCGCCGTAGGCCGTTTTTCTTGCAGCTCTTGCAACAGCTTGTCTTTCAGACAAATCAGCAGCAGAGTCTACAGCGTTCAGTTGCTCGTCAGTAGGTTGCGCTACACCAGAAACATTCCATTCCTTAATGTAAGGGCCCTGACCGTTCGAGTCGTCCTGAAGCAAAACGTCCTTCATAAAGTCAACTTCTGCCACGCCGTTATTAGCGCAATATTGTTTGACCTTGCTTGATAGTGATGCCATAGTTTTCCTCCTTATTCTCCGTTATCTATAACAGTGTTTCCTTCTGAAATCCACTGTTGAATTGCTTGATAATCTGTGTTTGCTTCGTCTAATGGCACAGCCCATCTAGTGCCATCTTGTTTAACTACAAGATAGCCTCCGAACTCACCATAGTCATATTTTTTTTCTACACTAATAAACATAATTATAACTCCGCATCTGCTTGTATTCCATTTGCATTATAGATGTGACACCCATCTCCTGTACTGCCATTAGTAGCAGTTGAACTATACCTAGCATGAGCTTCTGTTGTCCAACCACTAGTAGATGCTGAAACTGTAGCTGTGTCAGCAGTTTGCATGTTTCTTAAAGTTACATCTGACATCGTAGGAGTTGCTCTTTTTATAACTTTAAAATAAATAGAAACTCCTGAGTAAGTACCTTTATTTGATGCTGATAGTCCTGGATAATCAGCAGTCATTTGTTCAAAATACCTTTGACATCTTTGTAAATTCACATCAACGGGCAAGAACTCAAAATCAGATGCTGTTGTTCCAGCTTCTAATTGTACTCCTGTAATATAAAATTCATTTGATGTGCTATCTGCAAGATTGACTTGACCTACTGCTCTGTTTGCATTTACTGTAGAACCCCAAGATGTTTGTAAAGTACCAGATGTATAATCAGTTCCAGCACCTAACCACCAAAATATTCTTAAACTATCTCCATTATCATTTCCAAAAGCTCCAGTTGTATCTCCAGCAAATGTTATAGTTTTCTTCTCCCAAGTTGATGCACTATCTATTGTAAAAGATTTATTAATATTTCTTGCATTATCATTATCATCTAATTCAACAATAAAAGTTCCAGTTTTATTAGACTTAACCCAAAATGATAAAGTTAAACTTTCAGCAGATGAAGTTCCTTTTTTTAAATACTGTAAATTTTGACCTTCAAATTTTGTAGCTAATTGTAAATATGAACCAGCACTTAAACTTGCATTAGCTGTAGTACAATCTAGTTTTAATGATTTACTAAAACCTTGACCACTAGGTACATCTGTATCTTGTGTAACAGTAAAAGTTCCAGCAGTTCCTAAAGATAAAGCAAATCTATCTAATGTATAAGTTAAAGAAGATGATAAACTTGTAAAAGAAGTTCCTCTTTGAGCAATACTCATATCACCATTGATGACGATGTTTCTAAAATTTGGTTGGTTTGTGCTTGTCGCTAGTCCTGCAGATTCTATTTTATCTATTGCCATATTATGATCCTCTAACTTTAAATCCACCCCACATTGATTCTATCTCACCAGCAGTAATTTGACCACTTACAGGATTTTCTCCTATAATATATCTAGCTTCAAGATAATCTGATGCCGATAATTCAATCATTCCAGTAAGCATGAGATTTTTTCCATTAGTATTATTTGATATAATCCTATCTGTAAATCTTTGATTTTCACTTCCATTTTTATAAAGTAATAAACGAATTTGCCTATCTACACCATAAGTGTACATAATCTTTATAAAAAAATAATATGTTCCTCCTTGACCACTTGGAACTGTAAATCTTTTAGTTGATGTATCATAAGCACTATTAGTATCTAATGTTTCAGTATCAAAATTTATTAAAGTCGCTGTATCTCCAGCTAAAGTTTGATTTGAACCAACTCTAGCTGTCCATGCAGGAGTATTGGTTTCACCAACACCAGATACAAAGTTTGCTCTAGTCATTTTCTTTAATGCTGCTGAAGCAGAAGTATCTGATAATAAAATTAAATCATCATCCGCAGCTGTTGTTTCTGCTGTTTGTCCTGTGATTGCAGTTGGATCAAGATGTTCATCGCTAATAGAATCATCTGCTATTTTATCTCCATTAACAGCATCTGCTGCTATAGCTGCAGTATTTACTGATCCTGCACCAGGTGCATTTGTTGCAACAGCTCTACCTAAAAATACACAATACATTTCGTCTGTACCATTTGTTAATGCTGCAGATAATGTAAGGGTAGTGCCCGATGCAGTGTATGCTTTACCTGATCCTGGCTCTTGAACCACGTTATTAATTACAAGTCTAATGTCGTTTTCGTTATTTACAGAATGAGATAATGTGTATGCAGTTTGAGAATTTACAATTGTAAATACTTGTCTCTCAAAACTTATAAAGCTTCTTGCTGGTGCGTTTCCTAAATAAGCCATGAATCTCCTTACGAACTAATTGCATCAACTGTAGACATCCAAACACTTAATGAACTATTTGTATCCGATTTTGCCTTAACAACATCACCACTTTGAATCACTAGTTTACTTCCTCCGTCTATAAGTTCGAGAGATCCGCCACTAACTATGGGCGCATTTTTAATAATATAATGATCTTGTGATCCTCCAGTTACAGAAGAAGTTATAAAAACCTCTGCCGTAATCGTTGATGTTGTAGTATTAGCAAGACGAATAGAGATAATAGCGTCATTAGAATCACTAGTATGAATAGTAGATGCCGATGTTCCTACGTCTTGATCTCCAAATCTTTTAAAGTCTTGTGCCATATTACTCCTTTACTATAATGCTATTGCCATTGCAACCGCAAATCCTGCTGTGGCTCCTGCTGTTCCACTAGATGCAGCGGTAACTCTACCTTTAGCATCTACCGTGATTGATGAATTTGTATAACTAGCCGCTGATACTCCAGAGTTAGCTAGTGTTAATGCTCCGCCAGATGCTATTGTTGCATCTCCAGACATGTCTACCTCTTCAAAACTTGTTCCGTCTGCAACCAATATTTTGTTTGCAGTATTAGTTGGCAACTTTAATTTTGATCCAACTGTTAAATCACCATTTATGTTATTAGAAATAGTAGTAACATGATTACCCATATAACCATGTGATGAACACTGATAATACAGTATGTTTGGTGTATTAGCATCTACAGCTATTTGTACATAATCACCTGAACTTCCACCTGAACCACTAGTTGTTACACCTGTTGTGTAAGCTGTGCTTTTAGCAGCATCTAAATAAAAACGTAAAGGGTGTCCTGAGTTACTACCATCTGAAGTATCAAATTTGTAATAATATTTTGCGCCTGAATCCACACCAGAAAATCTTAATGCTGGTGATTCTAATCCATCAAGAAAATATGCATTACTACTAGAACTTCCTCCTGCTGGATAAGGATGATTACTTGTTTTACTACCAACTTTAACAGTAATTATTTTTGGCGCTGATGAAGAACCATATTCTTCTGGATTTGGTAAACCTATCTTTGCACCTGGAACGGTACAAAATACTTCTGTTGCACCTTGAAAGTTTACAAGAGCATCACTATTAGAACTGGAGATAACATAAGTTCTAGCTAAAGTAGTTGCACCTGAATTTAAAGTTCCAAAACCAACTTCAAATCTATTTGTTCCTGTTTCAAAGATACAGTAATAAGTAGTGTTGTCTCCACCGATACCAGCAGCAAAAGATTCAAAACCTGAAACTGCTCCACCTAGTGTAAACGTACCTGTTCCAGTAGTTGCACTGGATTCTTTTACCCTATCATTTAATTTAAACGCCATTTAAAATCCTATTATGATGTTAAACTAATAATAGCATTACTCGCTGTGCTTGGATCAGGAAACGAAATAGTGAAGTCACCATTCGTTGCTGTCTTTGCTCCGTTGAAATCTAATACTACAACTAACTTATCGCCTTGATCATCATTATATATTGCTGCATAAGTTGCAGTGAAAGTTGCAGCTCCAGTTGTTGCTGCACCCCAAGTAACATCTGCAAAATCCACAGACGCAGTAGCGGTCGTTGCTACGACAGCTTGACTAGTTAAAGTTTTTCTAGCGTAGTTTGAACCACTTCCAGAAGAAACTTCGTCGTTAGTAGAAACGACTGTACTAGATGTTGTATAAGTAGCTGAGATTGTTCCATTGTATAACGCTATTTTAAAAGTGTCTCCTCCGCTTGCAAAATTATGCGTTCCGGAAAGAAGTTCACCTTTAAAAGAAAACGGTACTAGGTTTGCCATATTTTTATCTCCTTAATATTATGGTGATGGTGATTTTAAAGGAGTACGAATAACACCATCTTGATATTCGTCTCGGCGTCTACGACCTTGTTGTTCGATCGCATACGATTGAAGAGCTTTTTGATAAGC